AAAGTAAAGGTCTTGCAATAAACCATACTTATTTAAAAATGTAAACTTAGTTCCAGCACCATATTTTGTACAATCTATTCTCTCAATAATCAACTCATCTTCTTCTCCGCCTTCTTCTAATTGTAATGTTGTGTCTGTTGTAGAATATGATTGATACCTTAATGTTCCTTCTGTTGCTGAAGGCACTTTGCCACTTACTCCTGTTGGAATAAATATTACGTATTTATTATCTGATGGTCTTTTTGCGCATACTAACCATCCACCTGTAGATGATATTGTAGGGTTAACTCCTTCCATAAATGTACCATAACCATCAAGAGCTTGAAGTGCGGTTGTAGAAATAGTTGTAGCAGTTCCTGTTCCGTTTAGTCCTGTGTATGATTTCATTACCAAAGAAACATTTATTAGGTCAACAGGATATGTGCCTGTAAAAGTTGGTGTAAAATAATCTCTAACTAATTCAGCATATTCCCAAACGACATAAGTTGCTGGTGTTGTGTTTTTAAGTAACGTATACCTTAATGTTCCTCCTACGCTTATTTCTAAGCTATGAGAAAGCGTTCCTGATGCTGCAAGTGTATTTATATACTGAGGACTTCTAAGTGCTTGAAATGCCATAGTTATTCTTTAATTTTTTTGGTTAAAATCTAAATGGTTTTCTGTGTCTTTAACAAATGCCATTAATAAATTATTAGAAAACTTTTCGAGACCATCATTAAAAGGCTTAGAAAAAAACATATTAGCTTTAAGACCTTTATTATATATGCTATTTACAATAATATATTTCATTGATTTATAACTCATGAATTTACCTTGTTTATCTCTCCATTGAAATTTCTTTTGTCGCAACCATTTATCAATTCCTTTTGTTAAACCTCCTTTTGGACCAGTACCTGAACCATATTGAAATTTTGACAATGCTCTTGTAGTCTCAGGATATGTTGATGTTTTTCCTTTTACTCCTTTGTCTACAAATTGACCATAATTTTCCATAAAAAAATCGACAAACAACTGGTCTTTGTCAATTCCTTGTGTGCTTTTTAACGAATTGTATAAATCTCCACCACCTTTACCATCTTTAGTTAAGTTTGCTCTTGCTTGTTGTATTACATAACTAGCATATCTTTTCAAAACTTTTTCCATAAAGGGATATTGAAACTTAGCCATTAGCAGATATATATGTCATTGTAAATCATTACATCCATTGTAGCAGTCCAACCAGCTAATTCATTTTCAAACCTATCATAAAATGGTTCACAAGTAGGATTTCCATCAAGTTGGTATTTGTCTGTGAATAACTGACCCATTCTAAGTATCTGTATCAACTTATTTAAAACAGTTAGTTGTGTATTTAGGATGTCTTGATGGTTATCATTTCCTGTAAATATATCGTATGTTTCATCTTTAGACTGGTCAATCATATCCATTGCTAAAACAGAAATATTAAACCTCAGAACTTGTTCTTCATCTGTAACACTATTAATAATAATATGACACATTGGAAATATGTCTTGCTTGTTTAAATTAACCTGAGACAATTCTCCTGTGGTAACTGTGTTTACATTGGGGTCACTTAATAATTGGCTTTTGATTGTTTCTGTTAATTGATAAAAACCTCTTACTGCTTGATTATCATTATTGCTCATTTTACTTTGCTTTTAAGTTGGTCTGCTTCTAATTGGTTTTTGTCTTTCATAAATGATAGCATCATAAAGCATTCGTGCATATTTAGTTTTGTGATATTCTGAAATCTTGTAATATCTCCCTGAGCGAGTCCATATATTGATTGATACCATCCCCATTTATTTCCGAAGTTAGATACTCGGTCAAGTCTATGTTCTGATTGTTCTCCAAATAACTCATCATAGTTTGCGACAATTCCAGTCCTAAATTCCACAAAAAAAAAATCGAGCTTAAAGCAGCATCCATTGGCATATCCAATACATCTTTATATCCTTCAACTTGATATTCTTTTATTGAATATTTGTTTTTAAATGTGTTCTCTATAGGTCTGTATAATACATTCATTGCTCTCTCTATATTTTCCCAGTCTCCTATGTATGTGTCTAAGTCTATATATTCACCTAAAGACAAATCATCCAATACAGGATGAAAACCATAATCAACACCATTTAATTTAAACCTTTCAACTAACTTAGGTTTTTCTTCAAACATATTTGTTAGTATAGAACTAATTTCGTTTGTGTCATTGTATTTTAATTGCATGACGTGATTCAAAGGTATATTACAGAATATCTCTATCATCTTAGCCTGTAGAAATCTCTCATCATCATTATTTAACTGGATGTTTAGATATTTCTTGTACTGAGATAATTTGATGTCAGCAAGGGAGGTTGGTATTTCGACCTTAATGTTCATAATTATATAACGTATTTTTTTGACATATTTTCTAAACCCTAATTTAATAAAAAAGGGCGGACATTTCTGCCCACCCAAATTGCCTAACCAAAAGCAACTAAACTTATCTGTTCTTTAAACCTTCAATGTAATATTGGTTTTCTAGTTCCATCTCTAAATGGTGTATAGCTTTTTCTATGTCTTGAGTGATTGGATTGTTTGGTTTTTTACCAGCTCTCATGATATATGTGAGTGCAGTTCCCAAATTGTAATTGTCATCTTGAAAATCCCAAACCACATTTTTGGCTTCAATCTTCATATACTTGCCCATATAATAATCAGGTGACTTTCTCATCGGTCAGCAGCTTCACGACAAGCACTAGAACAAACACTTTGCCCTTCGTCTATGTCTATTCCACATTCTGAACATTCGCCTCCGTAATCTACGAGGTATGGATTTCCTATATCAATGTAATTCATCTTGTAACGATTTTAATTTATTTTCTAACTCTCTGTATTTTAACTTAAGAATGTTGTGTTTATATTTTAAATCTGATGCTTCTAGTTGAGCATCCAAAAGTCCATTGGTTAGTTTGCTAATATAAAACGAAATCTGCCAAAATGATTCTATAACTTGATTAAGTTTTTGATTTGCTTTTTTACCTCTACTCCATTCATCAAGTATTTTCATAACTACATCAATGTGAGTATCACATATTAATCTGTCTTTTTTGTCCATGCCTTAAATATAATAATTAAGAACGAATTATATCAAGGTCTAATTTTTTTGCAACATAATTAATATGTTTTGATGTTGTAACTGACCACCATCCTAAAACTAGAAGTTTGTCATTTATGATTGTAGCAACATTTGTGTTATAGCTATATACATCATTTCCTATGATGCGAAGGTTCTGTTTGTATCTGTCTAAATTTCTCATAAGTTAAAAAGGTATTTAATCAGGGCTGACCCTGCAAGTGGTAATAAAAATACTGTGGTCATTATAAGGGCTGCCACAAAATAAGCCACATAATGTTCAAAGGTTAATTTCTTTTTCATTGTTGTTATTATCTAATCCAAATTAATTTTCCTTCATCTGAAACAGATTGTCTCAATGATAATCCTGATTCTAAACGGTCACCCCATCCTCTTTTTATCATATCTTCTTTACTACATTGTTTTAATGGGAAAAGTAAATCTTTTAATTCACTAATTGTACCTGTCCATCCATTGTCGCATAAAACAATTTCATCTTCTGATAAACTCCAAAGTAATTCAAGTTCCGTTTGTGTTTGAAATTTAAGTTTTCCTAAATCCCAACCACCAAAGAAAGTTACTCCTAAACTTTCGCCTGTTTCTGTTTCAAATCGTGTCATAATAATTGTTTTTGGTTAGTTATTGTTTTTTGTTATATCAAATATACAACATAATTACTTATCTACAAAATATTTTATAACTTTATTTAATGGTGTATTTACCAAAGTTAGGTCTTGATAAAATAGAATAAGTAGCATACCTACAAGGGTCAATTATGTGATTGTTTTTATCTTCAGGAACATTAATTAATTTACCTGACCTATCTTCTTGCCATTTGTAATTTCTAAATTCTGCAATAGCATTTTCTGAAGAAGATAATATGTGAATTTTATACCTTTTTAATAAATCAATTCCTGCATTAATAGAATCCTTGCCTTTTAAACTTGGAAATATCATGTGTCCCATTCTTTTTAATTCATCTATTAATCTTGGTTCTGCTGAATCTGCATATATTGGTTTTCTTTCTAAATCTTCTGCTATCAAAAATTTATGTATGTCTAAAGTTGTCATTTGTGTTCTATATAAATGTTCTTTAACATATAAATTATGTTCATCTGTGTAAATAGAAATTAAAGTTGT